GTCGATCCACTCGTCGCCCGCCTCCTGCATGAGGTCGTACGCGACGTAGGGATGGATGATCGCGGCGTAACAACCGTCGATCTTCGGCGCGTTCATAGCCTTGAGCTCAGCCGCGGCGCGGAATACGTCGCGCACCGTCAGCTTGCAGTCGGAGCCGAGCGCCGAGCGGGACGAGACGTCCGTGAACGTACCTGAGGTGTTCTTTCTGCTGTAAAGCACGTTCGTGCCGGCGTTGATGACCTCGCGAACGACCGTATCGATCGTCTTACCCGCCTGGTCGGCGAGCTTCTTCGTCGTCTCGACGATCGTGTTGTCGACAGCGGTCAGCTCGAGAAGGTCCGTCTGCTCGATGTAGTCGCCGTACTGCTCGACTGTCGCCGTGACGGGCGTCACGGAGAGCTTGTTGCCCGCGGGCGTCACGCCTTCTGTGATGGGGGTGAGCGCCTTCGGGAGCGCGGAAAAGCGGCGGAACTCTATCGTCTTGCCGCTGCCCGCGGGGATCGGTCTTTTCTGACCGAACTGCTCGTGGACGAGGTTAGCGCCCGCGAGGGTGATGAGTGTCTTGTCGTAAAAAGTCTTCATTTCGGGGGAGAGGCCGCCTGTGCCGTAGGACTCGCTGGCGCCCGTGTTGGCGTTAACGTAGCCCGCCGTGCCCATTACGACGTCGCCGGATGCGAAGAGCTGAAGATCAAATTCTGTGTCTGTCATATTTTCTCCTTAAAGTATTATTTTGCTGACCGTAGGTCAATTTAGCTGCCGCGTCAGCGGCAATTTACCTAAAACGTGATCTTTTCTCCTTTTTCAACACGTTTTAAGATTTTTCTGATGTCGCTTCCCGAAAGGGAGTCGACACTTCTTTTCGGGTCGATCGCGCCGGATGATGACACTCCGTTCTCCGTCGGACGGTCATTGATCCTTGCGATCCCACCGCGCGCCGCCTCGTAAACTCTGTCGGCGGCGTACTGCATCGCCCCACGGACGATTTCGTCGTGATGGAGCGCCTCATACGCACCCTTCACTCCGACGCCCGCAGTGACAAGGGACAAGAACTTCGGGTCGCGGCACTCGGCCTCAAGCTCAAACGAGGGATACAGCTCCTTTACCTCGTTTGCCTCTCCGAGGATCGCTTCGTACTCTTTTGCCGCGCCGAGCGCCGCTTCGACGCGCTCGCGGCTCACCGCTCGGTCCCGGAAGCTCTCTAGCTCCTTCGTCTCTTTGAAGCGGCGGTTGATCATGTTCTGAGTGCGCTTCGTGTACGCGTCCTTGTAACGTCCCTTGATAAGTTCGTCGAACTCCTCGTCCGACCCCTGCTCCTCCGAGCCGACGGCGGCGACGTCGTCCGACGCGTCTTCGGAAAAGAGCGTAAGATACGAAATTTCGTTATCCATTGATGTTTCTCCTTCGCGCATATTGCGTGTATCTATATATAGGCGTTTGCCGATATATGCAAGTCAGTTTACGGTTATGTATTCTGGATAGTGCTCTTCGAGCATCAGAAATCCGCCGGTCACGGCGTCGACGACCGCCTCCACTCTTTCCATCGCCCAGTCCTTGACCGTCATGTCGAGCTGGACCGAGCCTTTATCTATCGAATATGAAAAATGGGAGAGCGCGCCGTCCTCGTCGAAGCGGTGCGACGCTTCTATGAGAGTGAGCGCGAGTGCGGAAGCCGCGGCGCAGATTATGTCCTCGCCCGCGGGAGCGTACCCCGCGTGACCGTCGACCGACACTATAAAGCGGTCGGTGCAAATGTCGGATTGATAGCAGATCATGTCGCACCCCCTTACAGCGCATAGTCTTCGCCGTTCTCGAACGAGACGGTGACGCCGAACGGATCGGAGTCTGCCTCGCCGCTCTTCGCGGCTCGTGAGAGCGAGTCGAAATCGGGGATCGCGAAAACGCATCTGAGCGAATCGGCTACCGCCTTTATCGCGCCCGCCGCCTCCTTGACCGATCTGAAATCGACCTTCTCGAAGACCTTTTCGACGTTCTCACTGACGGTATCTCCGTTTTCGTCTCTCCCCTTGTCAACGACGATATGGCGGCAGAACTGTCTCTCGTCGTCGAGTGCTGCGCCGATCACGCCGCTGAGTTTGTCGGATAGCTCGCCGAGCGCTTCGAGGCGCTCCGTCCCGTCGAGCGTGCGTTCGAGCATCGCGTCGCATTTTTCGGCAAATGTCATATTCTTTTTCCGCTTGCGCGTACCCTTCTTTTTCTCCATTTGCATAAAACCTCCTATAATGCGTCCGCGCTCTCCGTCAGCTTTCTGACGAGTGCCTCCTTACCCTCAAACTCCATCATGGAAATGCAGATCAGCGCCTCGCGCCGTCTCTCCGGGGCGAAGAGCCCGATTGTGAAGAATTCTTTTGCAAGCTCGTTCTGAGTTACCCTCGCAAAGGGCGAGCGTTTCTCCGCCGAGACCGTGACGTCGAACGCCGGCTCGAACTCAGCGAACGAATAGCCCATGACGCCCGTCTCGCGCCGCGTGATCGGCGCCGCCGAGAAGGACGTGAACGAATAAGTCCCGTCCTCGCCGAGTATTCTGAAAACTCTCGGCACGACGTAAAACTGTCTTATGAGCTCTATTACGCAGAGAACGATGTCGCGGAACACGGCGTACGTCACGCCTATCATGTCGCGAGAAAGCTTGTTCCCCGCTTCCTGAAGCGCCGCGATAGCCGACGCCGCGGTGATGCCGCCCGTCGTGCCGCCCTGCGTGAAATCGCGGTTGCCCGCGGTCTCCTTGAGCTCGTTGATCTTATCCGCGAGCACGCGGACTGCGGTCGAATCAAGGTTCTGCACGTTGATCTGGCGCAGGCTGTCCTCACCGAGGCGCGAGCCCTGGACGTGGACGAACGGTTTCGTGAAGTCGGCAAACTCCTCCTCGTTGACCGAGCCGTCGGTACGGATGAAGTATCTGACCGCGGAGGAGAGCTCCGCGTTCTTGACGATCGCGGACGAGAGCCTGTCGATCTGGCTCTGCGTGTTCTTCATCGCGTCGACGAGTCCGAAGCCGCACGGCGTTCCGTGGATCGAATAGAGTTTGTCGATGAAGAACGGATACATCCCGTGGTCGTAAAAGCCGCCCGCATATCTCTCGTCGTTCTCCGAGGCGAAGAGCAAATTGCCGGCGCAGAATTTACACAGATGTAAAACATCCTTTCCGCCGACCTTCTTCTTGTAGTACCAGTCGACGACGATGCTCTTGTCCTCCGTCTCCTCGATCTCGTCCGCGAGGTATTTCGCCCCGCGGAACAGCGGGACGTTTCCGAGCTCTCCGACGTCGGGGTATTCTTCCCTGATCTTATCGTTGTCGGTGAGCTTCAGATAGAAAACGTTCGCCGAGGACTGTATGTCGGAGACGCCGCCCTCCCAGAAAAGGTTGAGGATGTCGACGTGCTCGATCGCAACGTCGCCGAGCCCGCGTGCTTTGGAAGGATCCCAAAAGACTCCGTAGCAGCCGGTTCCGTATTTGAGCTTGTCGTACCAGACCTCGGAATACACTCTCTCAAAGCGGGTACCGTCAAGTATCAGCGGTATGATCTGCGATAGTTCCGACGCTGCGGCCTCGTCCGAGACCTCGCGCGGCAGGACGACGGGAGACGGCAGATTGTCCATCGCGTCGGCGTGCTTGTTCGCTATCGCATTGAAGAGCCACCCCGTAGACTCGACACCCGAGAGCCCCCTCATCTTCCACCACTCCTCGGCGGCGACGACGCGGCGCTCGAGCGACGACTTTTCGCTCTTGTATCGTTCGAGTATCTTCATTCCCCGTTCGACGTCTTCTTCAGTTATGATGTTTTTCGTTTCGTTGTTCATAATGCTCCTTTATTGATAAACGTACTTTCCGTACGGTTTTGAAAGATCAAGCGGGTCGGACAGCGGCGCTCGCTCGGAAGGCGCCGCCTCGCGGCGCGGCGCGATCGGACGCGACATGCAGAAATATCTGAAGCTGTCGGCGAAGTGGTCCTCGCCGTCGGTGTCGAGGTCCTCGGGAACCGTCTTGCTGTAAAGAAGAGACGGAAGCGTTCTTATCGCGTCGCGGCAGGTGTTGAAGAAGTAGACCATCGGTCTGCCCTCCGCGTCGAACATCAGGCGATAGTGACACTGCATCCAGCCGGGGATGCGCTTGTTGTCGCCCGGCTCGAACGAGATGAAATACCGCTCTGCGGCATCGATTATCGCGTCTCCGCGCGAGGCGTCCCAGATCGACGGGTCAGCGACGCCGAAGATCGTCTTTCCCTTCAGCCAGCGGTGCTCGCGCTCTATCCGCGCGATCTCGGAAAACTGCCGGTCGGGCGTCCACTTCAGCCCGACGTTCGGGCTCGACGCCCCGTAGAGTTGCAGTATAAGGTAGGCTCTTCCGTCGAAGTCGAGAGCCCACCACGAGACGTCGAACGGCTTTCCGTAGCCGAAGTCGTACGAGCGGTATATCTTCCACTCGCGCGGTATCTCGAACGGGTCGATGACGTGTGTGAAAAGACGGTCGGCGTAGTGCTCGGGGATGTCACGGAACTCCTCGAAAAACTGACCCTCGAAAATGTCCCAGTCCCCCTCGAGCCACGCGCGGCGAAGCTTCGGAGGGAGCGCCTTCAAGCGCTCGGCGTACATCGGATCGAACCTCATCAGCGCGGGGTTGTCCGTCACGAGGCTCTTTATAAAAACGTAGTCGTCCGCACATTCGTCGCCCTTGTAGCGGCGATCTATGAAAAGGCGCTTGACCCAGCCGTGGCCGATGCCGCCGGGGTTGCAG